GGCTAATGTACGCTTATGGCCGTCTCCCCCACCCGAAGGATTTGAGACTTAGCCTGCCATAACTGGCCACGAGTGCACTGTGGTTTGCAGGAACTGGCGTCTCTTTCTCACCGTTTTCCTTGTTAACCAAGGGAGGCTGACCCCGCACTCCCATAGGTAGAAACCGGTTTTCCGACGACGTTACCCCTGCCTCACCACACACACTTCCACCAACCACCGGCTTAACTTTATTACGTTGCATGGAATCAGCCCTCACTCCAGCATCGGTGTTAATTCTGTACAATCCAAGTGTCGGTACACACATGTTAAAGACCAAACATCGCCCCAAGGGTGGCCAAGCCACGGTCTATAACTTTTGGGGCGTTCTTCTCCGCAAATTTTCCCACACGACCAACCGTATCTTCGAGCAACCTCTCAGCGGTGGCCTTGGCAGTGTGATGCCAGCCAGGTGAGTGAGCATGGAGAACGGCAACTGTCTCCTGGTGATTGGTGCCAGCACTGGTTGCTGACGTCACCATGAGACCAGTATTAGGCTTGGCGGTCCACTCAGTGACTGTAATAGGTTGAATAACTGCATTGGTGCTAACAGGCAATCCACGCACAGCAACAAACACAGCATTAGTATCATTCTGATCGGTACCAGTGTTAGCCAGACCACCACTGTTAACGGTGCTATACTTGGAATCAAAAGACCCAGGAAACCACCGCACTTCATGAAGGTCGCGGGTAACGTTAGACCGCCCCTGAGAAAGGGTAAAGAACTGATCAATGCTAGTGCATGCTAATGCTGTGTCAAGACTGACCACACCAACAGCAAATTCACCTACCACAGTCGTAAGAGATAATGATGGAATGGAAAATCGAATGGCAGCTGCCAACGCACGTTGCTTCTGAGCAACGGCCAGGAGAGTGTTGGCACCTGGTGAAATGACTCCACTATAAGAAGTGGTGACGGTAATGGCGGTTGAAGAAAGGGCAGCTGCAATAGATGCAGAATACCCAGTGTTTGGGTGCAAAACCCAGACAAAAGCTGTCTGGGCGGCTGATAAGCCAACTGAGCCATCCAAATGGAGGCGGGCAATGGTACCTTGTTCCCCATCATAGAATCCACCAGCCGATGCAGGGATGGATGCAGTGAACGGGCGCTGCAAAAGCGATGCATGCGCCAGTTGTAACTCACTGCATGAAGTCATCTGTCGTCTGGGATTCATTTTATTTCCTCTCCTTCCACGACGCCTCTGTCGACGGCGCTTTGGTTTCGATGATAGCGCTACGTTCTCCAGGCGACGCAGTAAGGAGGCTGGTATCTTGACCATTTTATTTTGAGAAAAACACTTGAAGAGGTTCGCTTATATGTACGGGATATTCGTCCGTGGGGATACTCGGGTCATAAGTGAGTATCAATGCGGGGTCGGAGAAGGGTGGTTTTGGCAAAGCATCATACATCGCCTCCAAAGCAATCTGCTCCGAAGGGTCCAGTCCAAAGGCAGCAGAAAATGATTCCCGGGCTTCAACGGTGACCTCACTCGTGCCCGTGGTACAACCACGAGCATTCCAATAGGTCCCGGAGTTCTTGGGTATCACAGTTTTTGCGCCTGTGCTAAGAAACCTATAAAAAGCTCCGAACACAGGTATACCCTTTGCCCAAATGGCACCAGACACGGCGACACTCTCACGGATTCCAACCACCTCCTGCCATGTGCGTCCAACATGGGCGGCATCGGTAAAAAGAGCCTTGTGCACATTCCGGCACATGGTATAACTCTCACCGTTCCACACAGGATGACATTGGCAGAACTCAATCTCCTCCAGAGTATATACAGGGGTTTCAACCTTCATGGTGAAGCCTCTTTGCCGAAACCACTCTGGGAGCCCACAAATGACCTTTTCAAGGTCTACCTGTTCGATGAACAGAACGCAATCATCCCCATCATTAATGAGCTTTCCGCACACCCCAACGTATGCTAGGTAGCCCCATACCAGAGAGGTCATAATCAGACAATTCCCAAGTGCAGTATTCATGTCTCCAGACATCCTGGAACCATGAACAGCGTATTCAATCTTGGAGTCATCCACATATGCTCTCCCTTTATTAATGAGCTGCTTTGACAGTAAGAAAGGGAGTTTCCCATTGCCAGGATACAAGGCAGTGTAGAATCCATGTTCATACTGCAAGGCAGCGACAGAGACATGTTGGTCAAAGCGGGAAGCATCCAACCCGATAGCTACGGGATGGGAAAAGGAATCCCACTTCTCCTTGATCAACTCGCCCCGCTGGTTGAAATTGAGACCTTTGGCAATTGTGGTCTCACCCCACACTCTGGCAACCGCTTTGTACAATAAAGCCTCAATAGGCTTAATAAAGCAACCTAATTCTAAACAGTACTCTGGTGACCGTGGGGAGATGAGACGGGGGGCAGGGTCCGTCTTGTTCCAAGAACAAACAAGCTCATCCTTGATGAACACGCTCACCTCCCAATCTCGTTCTTCGAGTTGCCTATCGGCAAGGTTTCTTGCAGCAGCCTCGTACCTCTTGCGTTTCGGGCCATCATAAAGTAGGACGAATTCATCCGGCTCTAATGGTCCACTTTGCTTCGGGCACTTGGCTACTACCTTCCTTCTGTACTCTTCAAGACATTGAAAAGCACCCTCGATGGGAGACGGCGGCTTGGAAAATGAATCCCCATCGGGGACCATCATGAGCCGCTCGCCCAACCCACGAACGAGATTATCAGCAGAATTATTATGGGTATAACACAAACCCACACCGGGGACACCATTGTCAATGATGACATGGCGTTTTTTCTCCTTTCCACTAGTGCTAGCTAAGTTACTGATGCGCACTCCAGGGGGGTGGAATCGTGGCTCAGAATCATACCCCTGAACAGTAACCAAGCGCTCCTAGTGGATCTTTTGTAGGGCCTTTTTCTCATTGTAGTACTCCATGCGTGATCGATGACGAACAACCTTCTTGGATTCAGAAACAAATCTCGAGTAGGTCGGCTCGAAAGACAACGCAATAACGTCATCAATCACGTACGAAATCTCCAAGAGCGAGAGTCCCAAATCTTTGAATTCCTTTGTAAACCATCGGTGCAAGGCTGCCTCATTGACAGGACTCAGTTCGCACTTACGTGCGAAATTGAACCTCCCTTTAGCGGCACGTGCCCATTGAGCAACAAAGGTTTTGTG